ATACCATTTGGGTATGAACTATCAGAGGACGGAAAAGAATATATTCCTGTAGATAAGGAATTAGAATTATTAGAAAAGGCGTTTACATTCGCAAACAGCTGTGGGCCTGCAAAAGCTGCAAGGTGGCTAAGTACAGCATCCGGTAGGAGAATATCAAACCCCGGTCTTACAAAGCGAATGAAAATAGGTGTACACTTAGACAGATGACAGAAGAACAGAAACCAAAAAGAGGTAGACCTCCCAAAAAAGAGGGAGAACCAAAAACGAGTTATAACTGGTCTATGAAGATGAAGGCCAGATTGGCCACTCAAAGACAGCTTTCCGAAAAGAAACGAAGAGCTGAAAGATTGACGAAGCAAGCTAAGAATGCCAGAAGAAAATCTAAAGAGGCACAACAAGCTGCTGTCAAAGTGGACAATGCTCTAAAGGGAAGACAGAAGTCCGTAAGTGTAATCACTGACGAGGACTTAAAGAAGGTGCCTCAAGCTGTACGTGAGCATTTACAGCACCACGATGTAGTATTCAGAGCCAACGAAGGCCCTCAAACTACATTCCTTGAGTCACCTGAAAGAGATGTCTTATACGGAGGAGCAGCAGGAGGGGGAAAATCCTATGCGTTACTAGCAGATGTACTGCGAGATGCATCAAATCCCAACCATAGAGGGTTGCTGTTGAGAAGAACACTAGCTGAATTGACCGAATTGATAGACAAAAGCAAGCAACTCTATCCAAAAGCGTTCCCCGGAGCTGTATTTAAAGAGGCAAAGTCCATCTGGCAGTTCCCATCAGGTGCTAGAGTATGGTTTTCATACGTAGATGATGACCGAGATGTGACTAGATACCAAGGACAAGCGTTCAATTGGATAGGAATAGACGAGATTACGAACTACCCCACACCATACGTGTGGAATTACCTACGTTCTAGACTTAGAACTACTGATCCAGAACTAGGAATGTACATGAGATGTACAGCAAACCCGGGAGGAGTAGGAGGTTGGTGGGTAAAAAAGATGTATTTAGACCCTAATCCACCAGATAGTCCATTTTGGGCTAGGGATTTTGACACTGGTAAGGTTTTGAAGTACCCAGTGAACCACCCAAAGGCCGATGAACCGTTATTTTTACGTAAATTCGTGCCTGCAAGGTTGACAGACAACCCATATCTGTTTGAAGACGGTCAATATGAGGCGATGTTGATGTCTCTACCGGAAATAGAGAGAAAAAGGTTGTTAGAAGGTGACTGGGACGTAGCAGATGGCTCTGCTTTCACTGAATTTAGCCGTGAGACACACGTTGTAGAGCCTTTTGAGGTGCCATCGGGCTGGACAAGGATAAGATCAGGCGATTATGGCTATTCTTCACCGTCTTGTATCTTATGGGGGGCTATAGATTGGGACAATAACATATGGATATACAGAGAATTATACGTAAAAGGATATACAGGAGAGAGGTTAGGAGATTTGATAGTACAAATGGAAAGAGAAGACCCACCGATGCAGCAAACAACGCTGGATTCTTCCTGTTGGAACAGAACAGGCCTAGGGCCTTCTATTGCAGAGACTATGGTAAGGAGAGGAGCACGATGGACACCAGCAGACAGGAACAGAATTGCAGGAAAGATAGAAGTACACAGGAGATTAGCCTGTGACGATCACGGTAATGCTAGGGTTCGCTTTTTTTCTACGTGCAACAATACAATCAGGACTCTACCTACACTACCCATATCTAAAACCAATCCTGAAGATGTGGATACGAAAGCTGAAGACCATGCTTACGATGCGTTGAGGTATATGATGATGAGTAGGACTCTGATGAACGTGCATTCTCCACATAGGATGACTAAGCACACACAACAATATGAACCACAAGATCAAGTATTTGGATATTAATAGATGGCACAGGATATTACAATAAGAGATACAGAAATAAAAAGAACTGCTCAAATAGCTACTGAATGGGAAAGAGTAGTTAACGCTTTAAATCCAAAAGGTAAAGTTCCTACGGTAGAACAATTAAAAAATAAATTTAAAAAAGGAACAGCTACTGTTCGTGATGGTATAATTGCTAGAATGTATAGTGAAGGTGTTCTTTTTAAAATGAATCCTAAAGTAATAGAAGAAGATTTTCCTAGAATAGCTAAAAAAGTAAATGATTTTCAAGCTAATTTTCAATCACAGGCATATGATGAAACTACAAAAGGATTAAAAACAACAAATACTTTAAGTGGTTTATTAACTGATATAAATACTTTTGCTAAAGGAATATTAAAAAACAATCCAGATATGAAAGATTCCTTAAATTTAAGTGTAGATAAATTTGAAAAACTAATAGAACAAGGTGTAGTTAGTGATGATAAATGGAATCCTACAAGAAAAAGAATAAATGATTTTAAAAAAGGTAAATTGTATAAAGAAACAAAAGGAGCAAAAAAAGGCACTCGTATTCTTAAAGAAATAGATTCTAAGAAAATATTAAAAATAATGTTAAGTAATATAGCACAAATAAAAGACATGAATATGAAAGGAGCTATATTAGTTGGCATGTTTGGTCAAAGGGGAGAGGCTTTAGTTAATATGAGTAATAGTTTAGAAAATGCTACTAGATATGGTGTTACAGAATATGTTCCTTTTTATGATCCTGTAAATAAAGAAATTGTTAATCCTACAGAAAGATCAGGGTTTACAAAAAAAGGAGGTAGAAAATTATTACCTCCAACTACTAAAGTAGGCCCTTTAACAGAATCTATTTTAGATTACATGCATAAAAACACTAAAGGAGATTTGTTTAAAGTAAAAAAAACAGATTTAGTAAACACATTAAATAACGTAGTATACAAAGGTATTGGCCCAGAGTTAGAATCTAAATTAGGAAGGTCTTTAACAGGTTACACAGATTTAAGAAGAATATTTGCATCTACTGTTATAAATGAAATGGCTAGTAGAATTAGTGATTCAGAAATAAAAGTTTTATATTTTAAATACGCTGATCAATTATTAGGTCATAATAACACAAAAACAGGAGTTGACGCTACTAATGATTTAATAGCAAAAATTATGAGAGAACACTATGCTGTTGTAAAAGAAGGAACTTCAATATTAAAACCCGGTGACATAATGGGAGAGTTTGAAAAATTTTTTGCTGAAGCTATGGGTGCTACAGATGCTGAAGGAAAATTATCAGTAAATGTTTTAGCATCTTCTTTAGGTATAGACGATAAAAAAATAGGTAATTTAGATAAAATTTATATAGAAAAGGGAAGTGATGAAAATCCTAATAAACAACCATCAGAAAATACCAAGAAAAAAATTGTAAACATTAAACAAAATGTAGAAACTAATGCAGAAACACAATCAAAATTAAATGTAATTACAGGTCAAAAAGATATTGATAAAGCTGTTTTAGCAAATTACAATTATAAATTAGAGCAAGGTAAAACTTTAAATTATACAGGAACAAATGATGAAATAGTTAAACAAGTAGAAGATTTAATTGCACAACAATCCGAGACTAAAACTACAACTAAAAAACCTTTAACTGTTAATAAAGATTTAGTAGACAATAAATTAACTCAAAACATGAAAAAAGCTAAAGAATTAGGAATGTCTTTAAGACAATACATGAAAAGTATAGCAAAAGATAGCGGAGGTAAATTAGGTCTTGTTGTTGGTGGTACCACTCTTTTAGGAGGTTTAGCAGTACCAGAAGATGCCAGAGCAGGAGATTTTATAAGCATGATTGCTCCTATAGGAATGGAACCTAGTTATATAGGGGGAAAAGGTCAAGGACTTAAATACCCCGGGACTGACAATATATTAACAGGTGAAGAAGAACAACTACTGCGTGAAAGAAATCCAGAAATGTACGAACAAATAGAAACTACTTTTAAAAGAGACCAAGCATACAAACAAGAACAAGAAAATATAAAAGAAGAGTTTAAGAAAGAAGAACAGGCAAAGGAAATGAATAGATTATTTTCTGAACCATTAATGCCGTAATTAATTTTAACAACCAAAAAAGGAGGTAAACATGCCAAAAGGAACTTACGATAAAGGTTACATCATGGGACAAATGTCCAAACAAGGTGTAATGAATGAGGCTAGCGAAGGTTCTCTATACAGAGAAGGTTTAGACCAGATGCTACTAGGCTCTACAGACCTAAATTCCTACAATGTGGCTGCACCAAAACCCGCTGGAAACACACATATGGGACAGGCAGGTTATATAATGGGACAGACACAGAAGCAGGGCTATCAAGGCTCAGAAGGCTAATAAATGAGTGAACCGACAGACGTATCTGTAGAA